GTGTAGTGCATCTGGCGATTGGGGTCTAATGGAACCATCTTCAGCGTACTTCTTTCCACTAGAATGATTTGCATACCTACGGGAGCGAGTAAATCCCATCTCAAGAAATTTCCGTGCCATGTCCATTCCAATGAAGTCTTGTTGGTCTTTATAGTCAACATACATGGAATAAATCTTATCAGCAGATTTGCGAGCAACAGACTCATTTACAAATCTCCAATGAGAGCATATATCGTTAGTGTAAGGCCGTACCAATAACACTCCTTGCTCTCCCCTTCCAATGCGATAAAGTTTGCGAGTTTCTGGATCTGTAAAATCAAGCTGTTTGTAATCCAGTTCATAGTCAAACTCTTTCATTTAATCAAAGACGGGAGAAATACGATGGCGCCATTCATACAAATGGTCTATGTTGTTTCCATAATAACCCATGTGCATGTAGATGCAATCAATGTAACGTAAATCATCATGATCTGCATAATACGTGAAGACATCACAGTATTCTACAATTTCTTGTGGAACTTCTACCTGTTTGTAATCATAATCAATTATCATTTTCCTCTCTGTGTTTCCTCCACAACTCAGCAACCATATCAACTGGTTCTGTAGTTCGTTTGTGAATGTCCTCCTTGTGATTTAACCACTTGTCGATTGCTTCCTGTGTAGGAACAACAATTCTAACAGCGGTTCCCTCTTCTTCAAACTCTTTGTTCATATCAATGTATGTTTGAGGAGTAATTTTCATTGATCCGGAACTGTGATGATGTATTTTGTGCAGGTTTCACCTCGGGAGTTAACACATTTGACACAATGCCATGATCCGTTGGTTAGTTTTGACACACTATCCAATAGATTTCTAGCAATAGCCCAGTTAGTTTGTTCTCTCCAATCACTCATTTTTGTCCTGTTTGATTCTTGGATGTGGGGCATACAATGGTCCTGGATAGTTACCAGCAAACTTTGGTTTATTCAGTTTTTTTAGAGCTTCAACAACTTCGGGTGTTTCCTCCCACTCCCAAGTATCACCACCTTTCGAAATAGATTGTTTTTTCATAGTTTCATCATACATCAGGTCATAGAGAAATTGTTTAATAAGAGACATGATTCAACATGCAGCAAAAAAGTATTCTTGAGGTTCGGTCAAAATGTCGGTGACTTGATAACCTTTGTCTAGACGTGCATTGATTGTTTCATTCATCTCTTTCTTATTCATCAGACGCATTGACATGGAACTAACCTCACCTTGATTGTTCTTCAGTTTGAGAGTGTAGACAAACTTATCAGTCAGAATGTTATGGGGACGAAACTCGACTGACATTGAACCGGATGTGAGTTGCATTAGGGTGTTCTTCTCAACAAATACAATATAGACCCTTTGGCGGTCCTTGGCGAGGGGTCTGAGACAGTTCTAGAAGTGTCCTACCGACTGTCCACACAACGCAATTGATGCCAATGTTGAGAGAAACAAAGAACACAACAATGAACCTTTTTGTGAAAATTCACCAGGTTATCAGATTTATCTTTCACACTTATTTCAATCGTGATGTATTGATCACAAACGAAATAGACCCATCCCTCAAGCACATTGCCGAGGGAATCTTTCCAGATGACATAATCATCTATTTGTGGATTATAACCAACGGTCATTACTTAAAGTCCATGCCGTAACTTCAGCAATCCGTTCCCGCACTGATTTAGCGGGAGTCCATCCAATAGACTTCATTTTACCTCCATCGAGAGCATAACGAAGATCATGACCAGGACGAGAAGAGTGGAAATCAACTAGTTCATAGTTTAGTTCACGATCTTGTGAATCTGCAATGATCTGAGCGAGTTCCAGGTTGTTCAATTCCTCAGCTCCAACGATGTTGAACTTAGGGCATTTGGCGCCACCATAGTTCTCCTCCATGACGTTTTTCCCAAGAAGGAACAACACAGCAGACGCAACATCATCCGCATGAATGTAATGACGAGACCCAGGAATTGTGCGAGTGTTGTCACTATGAATTGTGACACAATCACCATCACGAATGCGACGAATACACATAGGAATGTATTTCTCAGGGTGTTGACGTTCCCCGAACACATTCATTGTGTGAGTGATGTAAATTGGCATACCATAAGTGTTCTGATATGCTACCGCAAGTTCCTCACCCCCAGCTTTAGTGGCACTGTAAGGATTGGTGGAGTTGTAGCGATCGTTCTCTTTATACTTAATTCCATTTGGCGCAGGACCAAATACCTCATCAGTGCTGAAATACAGGAATCTTTCAAGATTATCCTGAGATCTTGCAAACTCAAGAATATTGCATGTGCCGACCACATTATCCATGACAAATTCCATGGGATAATCGATACTGCGATCCACATGAGATCCAGCAGCAAGGTGCAGAACATAATCTACTTTGCCAATCTCACGACGGACAAGTGGGTTCAGTTCAGCTTTAAGATCGTGGAAGACTACACGAACACGCTTACGTTGTTCTGGTGTGCAATCATGCAGGAGAATGTCATTCAGACGATTCAGATTACCACTGTAATCCAGTCGATCAAGAGTGACAATATTCCAATCAGTTTCTTTCAGAATACGGGAAATGAGGTGGTGAGCAATGAACCCAGCACCTCCAGTGATAAGAGCAGTCTTCATTTTAGAGTTTCAGAGATATATTCAACGAAGATCCATTCATCAGGTTCTTCAGTATCGACCACAAACTCTTCCCAGAGAGCGTGCGAATCATCAAATTGTTCTTTGTCTACGAGTTCTTCCATACGTTCCATATAGAAGTTCTCAACATGTTCAATGCACTGATAGTGCATCTCAGTTTTATCAATCATAAAAAGCACACTCCAAAGGACTGAGATTGATGGTCATAGCAGTATAGGGTCTTGTCGATGAGATGTCAACCACCGCCCCTATTTTTTTACTGTTGATGGGTGCGTGGTATTGTCGTTTCTTGGTGTTGTAAAATCCCCAGATAGTTTTTGCAGCAATACCACCGTTGTAATTGAATTTAGAATGATTGCAACACCAAATACCAAGAACATCACGTTTAAACGGCACAACATCGTAAGTGTAGTTTTTAGGCGGCTCATGTGGAAAATCTTCAGGTAAGTTCATTTCGGAATGCTAACAACTTGTGGATCTTTATTATTGAAACTATTCATATCAATACAGACCCAGGTGTATTCATCGCAGACTTTGCGATAGACATAGTGATACTCTTCTCCACGTTCCTTGTTAGCATATGCACCAAGGTTACGATCAAGACGCGGAGGGCATTCTTCACCGCGTTCAGAATAGTATTGAGGACCGAATTCTGATTTCTTTTCAATCTTACCATCAGAATTGCGGAAGCAGTCATCAGTCCAGCAGACTGACATATCACCACCGTCAATCAGCTCTGCTACTTTCTCCTTTGTATTGTAGTGCGTTTCAAGTGTCCTGCCCAACCAAGAAGGATAACCGTCCCAATGATGATAAACAGAAAGAATAGAGTCATCTGAGAGTTGAATGCCGATGCGTGAACGTGTGCCCATTATGTAGAAGAATTAGGTGAAACTGTGAGAGTGAAGATCACTCAAAAGATGGAATCTTTGCTTTTGCCTCTGCCGCATACTTTTCAGAATAAACACCAGCAATCCACTCACTTTCGAGTTGTGTTGGTTGATCACCGTATCCAATTTGTGGACCGACATCAGTCTTCCGACCGATCCACATGCGTTGATGTGTCTTGAGACAGGATGCTTGAGAGAGGATCATGGTGTGTTCCTTTGACTCTTTAATAATACACGAAAACGGGGGTCACTCAACCCCCGGTGTGACACCAGTCGAACTGGTCACTCACTCAGTTTTCCGCCGCGTCTGCCTTGACCGGGGGAATCAATAAGTTTATTAACATAATCGTCCACAATTTCAGAACTCTTTAGACTCTGCACCATATATTCGGCAAAGTCTTCCATTTTGTCAGGGTGAATTGCTGTAATGTCTGTCTCTTCGACAGCAAGTTTCATTGATTCAATTTCCTGATCGGAGAGTTGTTTTTTGCGGTCGAAGCTCATTTGTCTGTCAATGGTGTGAGTGGTTCAATCTTTTCCATTTCTTCCCATACTCTTTTAAAAGTATCGGAATCCCAGGTGTCTTGTGATTCTGGAGTATCCCAAAAATCCTCCCAATCTTCAGGAGAGTCTGTAACATCTTTTATACACTCTTCTCTATCAACCTTGATCTCATCAACGTAACATTCAACTTTATTAGCATCTATCATTCTTAAACTCCCTACGACACTTCTTTAGTTCTTTAAGTTCGGTTTTAATCATTTGGTAAGCGTCTTCTGGACTGATACGCCTACTCATCTCCATTGCAATAGTAAACTCCACTCTGGTGCCAAAGTGTTTCAATGCCTCTTCAAAACAGTTTAACTCTTCATACATTAGTACCACCTCTTTGTTTTAAGATATTCGAGAACATCTTCACGAACATCCATCAATTCATGATAACACTTTTGATTGTGAGCGCAAGATCTTAATGCAGGATCTGGTTCAATGACAGATTCGATAAAAATGTCAAGTCCTCGATTCCATTTGTCTTTCTTAGATTCACCGGCAGGAATAGTGTTTTGATCTTTCATGAGATAAAGCGATTGGTACTATTTAATGTCACCGACGAACGGTGGAGATTGCGGGTTGACCTTGGTTGAACACGGTATCAACGACTGCCTCAACGGATCTGGCAGTGCTGATACCCACTTTATCATAAACAGGGACACAGACAAGCCCAAACGTCTTCTGGCGGTCGCCTAGACGGATCACACGACCGATAGACTGACTGATACCAATGTAATCCATGTTTCGCATGAACAACACAGCTTCTAGTCCCTTGACATTCATACCCTCAGACAGGATAGAGTGGTGAATAACCACAAATTTCTTGGAAGAATCCTGACCCCAAGTGTTCAAGGTGTCGAAGAACTCTTCACGACTGACTTTCTCACCGTCAATGATTGCACCAGTCTTAGATGTGATCACCATCCAAGAATAACCACGGTCGAACAACTTAGAACAGAACAAAGATTCCTGAATAAGGTTGATGATCTGTTTGGTAGAACGTGCAGCAATCAGGATTTTGTTGAGAGAGTTGCTATCAATGGTGTCCAACAAATTCTTACAATCAGATTGTTTGAAATCACCCTGAGGCAACTCCTGAACCACAACCTTAGGTGGCAAGATGTAACCCTCGTCAACCAGTTTGGGTGCAGGAACATTGCAAATCACCTGCCCATAGACAGCACCATCATTCATTCCTGGTTTGAAGATGGTAAGAGAATGCTTAGGAGTAGCAGTAAAAAAGTAGCAACGATCAGCATCGTCAGAGAAGAACTCAGTAGCAGGGAAGAAGTTGCGTTTGACGGAATTGTGTGCTTCGTCGAAGTAAATTGTATTGACTGAAATACCCGACTCCTGAACACGTCGCAGGGAATTGTAGGTAGTAAAGATAATACGATTACGTTTCCAAGTTTGCACCGCCCAGTCGTAGATATAGTCTGATTTAGTGGTAGATTCGTGATGAGTTTCTCCACTGTGAACATGAAGAACACGCACCATAGGATCAGTGATGTGCTCTAGGAACTCAGAGGAAAGTTGTTCCGCGAGAAGAATACGAGGAGCAACAACAACAATAGTCTGAGGAATATCACCACTGAACAGACGCAAAGCATCAGTGATCATGGTGAGAGTCTTGCCACCACCAGTGGGCACGATGATTTGACCCTTGGAGTGGGTCAACATCGCGTCACATGCACTTTGTTGATGGGGACGAAGTTGCATAACCTTCTGTCGATATGGCCAATATACAAAAATAGGGCCCCCGTGGCGAGGGCCCTGTGACACCTATGAAATTGTCAGTGTCGCTTCGGTGAGGTTATCTGGATTCTCTAGGAACTTACGATAAACTCCAGAGTTCTTCAAGTTAGTGTGATTCAACTTATCAGGAGTAAAGTTGAGTTCAATCTCACCGTTTGGTTTCTTGAGCACACGATCAGCAGCAACACAGAGCAACATAAAGATAATATCTGTGCGACCTGCATTACTACCATAGACAAAGAACTTATCCAACAGGAAGTCTTGGAATCCAACTGCAAGCTTGCAGTGCGGGGGATCACGCAGAATCTGATCTGCGAGCATGTCCAAGAAGTTCTCAGCACCTTCACGTTCTCCGATAGAGATCATCAGTGCAGCCCATGCAGAAAATGTGCGCTTCCAGGGATCAAATTGACTTACCTCGTCAAAGAATCCATCCACAAGATCAAGTCCTTCACGAATATCTTTACGCCAGAACTCCCACTGAGTGATAGCGTTCTTCATGGAGAGTTGATCACCTTGACGACGCTTAAGGAGTTGACGAAGCGTACTAACTTCAGCAGGCTTTGCTGACTTGTCCTTACGCTGAATCTCATCTTCAGGGCGACGGGGCTTTGCAGGTGCCACGTTGGTGAAGCAATCAAGTTGCACACCAAGCACAACAATCATCGGAACAGTAACATCTTCTGCAACGATTGCGTGCAGACGGTGTTGTCCCTCTGTGATGTTTCCTTCAATGTTGAAGGTAAGTGGTTGACCATCCCTCAGCCATCCATCCGTGCGGATGCTCTTTGCGATCTTATTGACCTGAGAGTTAGTTACCTTTCA